TACCTAACGGTGCTCCAGAATCGCCACTCCAAGATCCACGGCCACCTATTCCAACTGTTGTATATAAAAATGTACTTGTGTTTGTAAATATACCTAAGGTAGTTAAATCTGTACCAACGCCCCCCAAGCCGCCGTATGTATGTGATCCTTGTTGTGCGTTACCGCCTGAACCTGCGCCGCCGCCGCCTGAATAATAAGTAGTTCCGAAATCAACATATGTTGATCTAGTACCACCGATAAAATCAGAGTTGTCACCGCCGCCACCGCTACTGTTGCCGCCTTCACCGCCAGTACTTGTTACTAATACAGTAGTAGACCCTCCTATTAATCTCGAGTTGCCACCATTACTGCCACTACCAGTTATGCTGCCTGCGCCGCCTGCACCTTGCTGGAATACTAAGCCACCTGAATCTAAATTATCTAAATCATAATTTGTAACGCTTTTTGCTACAGCACCAGCACCACCTTCCCATAGACAATTACCACCGCCACCGCCTATTACTACTGCGCTCATTTTACAATATAAGAATTGTTCGTTATCTGGATATAATATAAAATTACCAATTTTTTCAGTGTTAGTAGTAGGTTGTGCAGGTGTACTAACAAAGCTAGTTAAGGTAAAAGTTGTGTCTTTTAACAGTGTGCCGTCTATATATGATTTTATATTTATATCTTGATCACTTGTGTTGTTATAATATGGATAGAAGAATAAACCTTTAGCGAATTCACTGTTAACGTGACTTTCACTTCCTTCAATTGTAATCGTAGTTTCTAAACTATTATCTAATGTATCTGCTGTAGTCCTGTTTTGAATATAACCGTGTGTATATGATGTAAGTGTAAACACAATTTTATAAGTTGTAACCGACGCTGGTGAATATGAATTTATAACATTAAAACCGCTATCAAATAATCTACTTCTTTGATCTTTATAATAAAATTGAGTAATGTTACCATTGTGCAAGAAAGAAAGATACACAGGTTGTACAGTTCCATCACAACTTAAGGTAGCAGTTGTATTCATTGTTGCGCCTGTTGGTTTATTTACAGTGCTTAAGAAATTTACGTCGAAATTAGTAAACAATTCAACATTTGATCCTTCATAAGTAATTGCATCACAAGTTAAACTAAATGCACTGTCATAACTTCTAGAATTGTCTAATAATATTATATCAACACCTATACCTGTCATATTGGCATACACAGGAAACGTTAAATCTCCTGGGCTTTTTAGGCGATCAGCATCACAAGAAAGTGTAAATTCTGCATCTGCACTTGTTATAGGTATATTTTTACCAACTGTCCAAGACTTTGTTTGTATACCTACACTATCAGTATATGTTATTGTAGCTGTGTAACTTATACTACCATTAAAGTTATTGGGTATTGTTATTTCTGGTGTAGCAAGAGCATCCCATTCTGCTACTGTATCAATTCTTGATATTGTGTATACACCGTTAACTTCTGAAGTAGTTTTACCTGATGGTTGTGTAGTCCAAGCAACACTTGCACCTGCTATTGAACTAACATCAATTGAATAACTAATATTTGCTAACGGTGCATTAATAATTTCAATAATATCTATAGTTTTTTCTACAGGAAAGACGTATATACCTATTATGCTTGATTCAATATCTACTGCATTAGGATAGCTGAATATAACATTGTTAGGTCTATTTTCAGTATAAGCAACAAGTGTTGAACCACGTGTGTTTAAAGAAGTTAAATTATCCATTATTGATTAATCTCCGCAGCAGGTATACCAGCACCATACCGTGTGTTGGTCATATAATCATTTAGAACATCACCTGGCTGTTTCATTGTGTTAGATAATTTAAATTTGAAGTCACCAATTTGTGTTACTCTATTTTCTTTATTATATGTTATTTTAATTAGTGCAAATACTAAACCACTCATAGCATCTGTACTTGTCCAACTAGGAAACAAATCATATGCATTTGCTGTTGAACCAGTTGCTTCTGTATAGATATTAGCTGGATTTGTACTGCCATCGACAAACGGATAAACTTCTATCAATCCTGCAAATTTATCTGTTGAATTACCTACATCGTCATATGCTAAACTAACTACGTTACCGGTTGAATTGAATCTTAATCTAAGACCGTTATAGTATACTTCTTTAAATCTAAATTCACTAGATGTACCGTTGATTAAATTACCTGTTTTTTCACTTAAGGTAACGCACACCCACATAGTTTTATTATTTTGTTCCATATACACATCAGTTATTTGACCGCTTGTGTATGCATCACCATATACAATAGGCACAGCGTTATTTGTATCAGGATCAACTGTAATTGTAGCGCCTGGATCGTCTCTACGTGCTTTTTCTTCTTGTTCTTTTAGTATTGATTGTTGTATCTTACGCAATGCAAATCCATACAATGCTGTTTTAGCAAGTTGACTGCCTGTGTTATTGCTTTGTAGAAATCCTCCTACACTCTTAACTAATCCGCCTAATGTATCTACAAAACTCATCTTGTTACTCCAAAGTCAAAACTTCTACCTATTAGTGTAGGTACTCTATCAAAGCTAGTATCTGTGCTGTAGAAAGATTTCATACTTACAGGATTAGTTCTTCTTGCATTTTGTTTTTTTTGCAGTAAATCTACCGAACTTATACAACTAAGTTGTATTGAATTAGTTGCTTCCATATCTAACACATTATATTCTTCATCTAGTGCAAAGTTACTAACAGTACCCTTCCATCTAGTTTGTGTTGCACCAATTTGCACACCTGCTACAGTAAAATATGCACGATATATTTGTATTGCACTACCTTTTATTTTACTGTGTATAACTTCTGCAATGCTTGAATCAGGTATACCGCTAAGTGTAACAGTTATATCATTTGAACTGCTACGCAATTCGCTTGCTGTGCTTGTTACACCTAATAATCTACCTAGTGCAGTATAAGTTTCTCCGTCTATATCAAAGTTAGCATTGTGGTCACTAAACCTTAGTGTTTGTGCAAAGTATCCGCCTGTTGAATTGGTACGGTATTGATCAACTTGCAAGCGAACAAATGTTGCTGCTCTTATACTTGTATAACTTGTTAAATTTACTGTCATCTTACACCTCTACGAATACGAAAGGACCACTCCAACTAACTTGATCATAACCAAATATTGTCCATTCTGGGAAGTTTATGCAATAAACTGTATATGATTCATCTGTGCCAGGATCTACATTACCATAATAATACGGGAAACTTGCGTAGGGTATTGTTATAGTTGCGCTTGTATGTCTGTCTAAAGATTCAGCTGCTTCTATAAGTGTTTTGTAATCACTCCAGCGTGGGCCATCTGGTAATTGCACAGTTAGTATCTTCTTGGCGTTACCTCTTGTTACAACTCGTGTTGTACCATCTCTTGCAGTAGTGTTACTTACTACGTCTTTTCTGTTTATGCTTATTGTTGTAGCGTTTTCTACAATCCACTGGAAGCTCATTTATTATCTCCTACTCGGTATAGCACGACCGCCTTTGTTTGCAACAGCGTGTATAAAGCCTGGATCACGTGCTACAAGTTGTTTAAAGCTAAGTGCGTCTACTGCGCTAATATTATATGTGACATTACCGCCACCATTCATAGGTGTAACTTGTGCAGGACCACTTACAAGTTCAGGTCCATTTTCACCTACTACACCAAATTTACCACTTGGTATCAATCCACCATTTGCAAAGAAGCCTGCGAATATATCTTCAGTTTTACCACCTGTTTTAGAGCCTGGATTAAATATACCACTAAACAATCCTTGTATGTTGGCTCTTAGGCTTTGTTCTAGTAAATCACTAATTAAATCTCTAAAGCTAAGTTTACCAGTTTTAACAAAGTTTACAATAGCATCTTCTGCACCTTGTGTAAATGTCTGGAATGCTTTTGCACCTCTATCTGCTGCATTTTCTGCTGCATCTTTATAAGTTTTAAATGCATCTTGCCAACCTTTTGCGAACGTGTTTTGTGCTTTCTTTTGTGCTTCTATGTTACGT